CGCCACGCGTTGCCGTTCCTCCGCCAGCTCGTCATGTACGGCACGTCACCCGTCCGCAACGTGTGGCGCTGCATCGAGCATGAGCAGCCGGCGCTGCAAGATGTCCTCGACGACGACGGGGCCCCGACTGGGCGCACGAAGCAGGTGATCGAGACGGTCGCCGACTTCTTGGGGCCGACGTTCGAGCCGGTCGACCTCTTCGCGTTCTACGTCTGGCCGGTCACCGCTGGCAGCGTCGACGATGCGACGCTGGCGTTCGAAGATCGCTGCGTTACCCGGGCGCATGTGAATGAGCTTGCCAACCGGCCGCTCAACCCGGGCGACCGCAAGTCGACCAACGTCTATGAGAACGTCGACGAGTTGCTCGCGCTCTACGACGAGGCGGTCGGGTCGCGGGGCTCGAGCCAGTCCGGGGGCCGCAAATATGATGCGCTTGCTATCCGCCTTGCTGACAAGGGCTTTACGGCGCCGCTTGACCAGAATCTTCCGAGTGGGCTCCGGCCGCTCGACGTCACCGAGTGTTCCTGGGTCGCCGACCTAGAGGGCGACGGCCCGGAGCGTTACTTGGTGACGCTCGGCGCCGATACGGTGCCGCTCCGGGTGCAGAAGCGGCCGTTCTTCCATGGCGGCTCGCAATGGCTCTGCGGCAAGTTCGTCGAGGTGGCCGAGGAGTTCTATGGTCGCGGACTACCCGAAATATTCGATTACATTCAGTATTTCGTCAACGACCTCGGCAACCAGTCGTCCGACGCGTTCGTCTGGGCGACCAACCCGATAGCAGTCGTCGATATCGGCGCGGTGCAGGATCCGACATCGCTCCGCATGACGCCGGGTGCCAAGTGGCTCGCCAACCCGCAGGGCGTACAGTTCACAACGCCACCCACCGGCGCCGCACAAGCCGGGTTCGACGCGGTGCAGGGCTACCTCGGGATCGGAGACAACCTGGTGGCGCCGACGCCGGCGCGGCCGATCGTGCCGGGACAGGCACCGGCGAGTGGTGGCACCGGCGGGGCCAGTGGCCTGGCGGCGCAGCTCGCGGATAGCGCCGTCGACATTCGCGCCATCATCGAGAACCTCGAGGATGACGTCATGCAGCCGCTCCTCGAGCGGAACGACATCTTGGCGCAGCAGTGCCTGGATCGGGACATCGTCCTAAAGGTGGCGGGCCAGGATGGTGTCGAGCTCCTCGAGCACCCGGTCACGGTTGCTGATCTCGTCGGCGAGTACGAGTGGGAATGGTTAGGGACGACGTCGGCGCTGAACCAGCAAGTGAGAGCGCAGCAGATGGTGCAGGGGATTGCGCTCTTGGTGCAGGTACCCCCTGATCAGCTCGCCGCCGAGAACGTCACCGTCGATTGGAAGTACGTGCTGACCCAGTACTGGTCGCTCGGGCTCGGGCTCCCGAATGCGGACCGTGTGCTCAAGTCGACCGGTCCCAAGGAGCCGCAAGACTGGCGCTACGAGAACGCCCTTGCCCGCGTCAATCGGGCTGCCGAGGTCCAAGTCTCGCCCGCTGACAACCACGTCGAGCACGTGCAGGGGCACCAACATGTCTTGGATCGTGGCGACCTTACCGACGATGCGCACGCGCTCATGGCAAAGCACGTGCAAGACCATCTCGGCTTCGAGGTCGCCAACGAGGTGCAGCGCCTCCAACAAGCCATGGCCACCTTGCAGGGGCCTCCGGGGCTCGGTGGACCCCCCGGGGCTCCGGGGCCGGGTGGGTTGCCTCCGATGCCTGGTGGCCCGGGGCCGGGCGGTCTGCCCCCCATGCCGGGGCCGGGGCCGGGTATGGGGCCGCCGCCCGGCGCTCCACCCGGGGCGCCGATTCCGCCGAGTTACCCGACGCAGCCGATGCCGCCCCCGGTCGGCGCCATCGGTGGCCCGCCTCCTTATATAGGGGCGACGCCGAATCAGGGGATCAACACCCTTGGCCGGCGGATCGGCCCGACGCCGCCGCAGGTGCCCGGGACGCCGCTCTTCAAACCCCACTCCGGCGCCCGCAACAAGGCGAAGACGCTCTTAGGGATTCGGCCGCCGGCGCCGCTCGGGCAGGGCCGCGTCGGCACGACGGGGAACGTGGCCGACCTATTCCGCCGCCTCCCGCGGCTCCCGAGGTAATGATGGCGAAGAACTGGATCGCGGGCGCCATAAAGCGGCCCGGGGCATTCTCGGCGAAGGCAAAGGCGGCGGGCAAGTCGACCGCTGGCTATGCGCGCTCGGTACTGAAAGAGGGCTCGCAGGCGTCAACCCGTACGAAGCGTCAGGCGGCGTTGGCACAGACGCTCTCGAAGCTCCGAAGCGGGAAGGCCAAGTTCCTCGTGCCGCTCCTCCTTATCTATACGCTCGGCACCGCAGGAGCCGCGACCAAGACGTGCCCGTCGGGGCAGCTCGGCGGGACGCTCACGACGACCGGCCCGACCCCCGACGTGCTTATCGCTCGTGCCGCTCCGGCACTCGTCGTGCAGGCGACCTCCCCCGCGGGTACCGCAACCGTCGTCGTCGAGATGTCATGCGACGGTGCCAACTGGGCGCCGGTCGCCAACTCCAGCATGTCACTGGCCGCGGCGACACCGAGTCAAGTGGTGTCGATGCTGCAACCCACGTGCACCTATCGGGCGAACGTCACGGCGTGCTCGGGGTGCTCGACGACAGTGTTCTATGCGTGCGCTGGCCCGTAGCCTTATGGTGCTCGCCATTGCAACCGCCGTCGCCGCGCAGCCGCGAGGGCCGGCGAAAGTCGGTGGCTGCGGCCCGGCGAGCGCCGGGTGTGGCGCGGCGGCCGCCAATGTGCCGACGACGTCGACCACGACGACGACGAGCACCACCACGAGTACGACGACAACCACGACGACGAGCACGACGGCGGCGGCCACAACAACGACAACGTGACACGGTGCGCGCTTTTCCTTCTCTTGCTCCTCGCGCGTAGCGCCGCGGGCCAACTGACCGCATGCGGGCCGGCAGGCACCGCCTGCGGGCCAGGCATCGCGCGGATCGTCATCGGCGCGACCACGACGCTTACCCCGACGACGACGACGAGCGGGACGACGACGACGACGCAACCGCCCGTCGCCGCCCCGTCGTGGGTGCCGTCCATGGTGGCCGCGTGGATGCTCGACGAGGCGAGTGGGAACGCGCGCGTCAATGCGCAGGGCACGACGGGGCGCAATCTCACGGAGACCGGGGGCACCATCTCGAATAGCACGACGACGAAGATCGAAGGCACGGCGGCGGCGCTCTTCACATCGACCAACAGTCTCCGGTCGAGTGACGCGGTGCTTGAGACGATCACGGCACCGATGAGCTGTATCGCGTGGGTGTATCCGCAGAGCGCGACGACGGGCTACCCGCATCTGATCCAGATCGGGGCGGCGGGTTCGAGCGGGCTGCAAATCGGCTTCGGGAGTAATAACAACCTCTATGCCCAGACGTTCGTGCCAGCTACCGTCGCCGCAACGCCAAACAACGCGGTTCCGGTGAATGCATGGACGCATAGCGTCGTCACGTTCGACGGCACGACGCTCGCCATCTACATCAACGGTGTCTTCTCCGCGTCGGTGGCCGTGCCCGGCTATCAGGGGCCCCCCGGGCCGGACCCGTTCATCCTGAACGATGCGGCACCCGCAGGGACCTACTTCGCCGGCTTGCTCGACGAGGTGGCGTGCGGGAAGCCGCTCTTAAGCGCCGCGTCCATCTGCCGCATCTGCTCGTGCGGGCTCCGCGGCGAGCAGTGTACGTGCACCGGGACGGCGTTTGCCACGACGGGCCGCAACGCGAGCGCCTGCGGCTCGTGCACGTTGCCCGCGGATTGCACGGCGGCCACGCCGCCATAGAGGGGGGTTACCATGCCACTCATTCAGTTGATCGTGGTCCTGATCGTGATCGGGCTCGTCCTCTACCTTGTAGAAACGCTCCTGCCGATCGACCCGGCCATCAAGCAGATCATTCGTGTTGTCTTGGTCATCGCCCTAATTCTTTGGCTCCTCTCGCTGGTTGGGCTCATTCCGGCCCGGATCAGTCTCGCCGACCTCCCGCGGCGGCTGCTCACCTAACCGGTGGGATTGACAAGCCGTCTTGAAGCGCTAAGACGGCGTGCCCCGATGGCACGCAAGCAAGTGCCGCCACCGG